GTTCCTGTTAAACCTGCTAAACCTGTTCCTGTACCAAGTAGTGTTGTACCAAGTCCAGAATCTAATAAAACACCAGTTCCCGTTAAGCCTGTTCCTGCAGTAAGCCCCGTCAGTCCTGTACTAGTACCTGTAAGACCTAAACCAGTAGTACCTGCTGTTAAACCAGTTCCAGTACCCAAGCCAGTAACTGTGCCAGTTGTAAGCCCTGTTCCAGCTGTAACACCTGTTCCTGTACCCGCAAGAGTTGTTCCAACACCTGAGCCAGTAAGAAGTCCAGCTCCAGTTAAACCTGCACCTGTACCGAGTAAAGTTGTCCCAAGTCCAGAACCTGTCAGAACTCCAGTGCCAGTTAGACCTGCACCCGTTGTAATTCCTGCACCAGTTCCTAAAGTACCAAGACCAGCACCTGTTGCTGTCAATCCAGTAATTCCACCAGCCCCTGCAGTTAAACCTGTTCCTGCAGCAGTTCCTGCCGCTGCCGCACCACTACCCAATAATCCAGTTACACCTGCTGCGCCTAATGCAGCCGCTAGAACTACAGGGTCTGTAAGAGCCTCTCCCAACCCTTCTAGAAATGATCCTGCAACTTCTTTAGTCTTTGTTGTTTGTTGGAATTCACCAGTAGGCGAGTAATACTGAACATCAGTACCTGTCGCCACTGCGTCATTGATGCCACCAGTAGTCTTGTAGGTAATAACATTCTCAATCCCACCAACTTGACGATCTTCACCAGAGCCAATGACTTGGTATACAGGCTGAACCCAAGTATCGCCAAGGAGTTTTGCTTGTCCTTCAGGAATAACAGCACCTGCACGAGCTGCAACTGCACCCTCATCTAATCCAACAGCTTGAGCCATTTGAGCAGGTGATACCCCATACTGCTCCATAGCCGAAACGATCTGGGCATCACTCATGCCTGGATTAGCAAGCAAGAAATCTACAATTTGTGCGCTAGTTACAGCCATGATTGCTCCTTATTGTGGCTCAACAGGCCAAGTAATAGTCCAAGGGAAACCACTCTGTGCAGTTACATCACGCAAGGCTTGACGATAGGTAGCCCACACTGCTTTATCAACAGGAGCATCTGCTACTTGTGTCCAATCACACACCATTAGTAAGCGATCACGCTCTGCTCTAACTTGTATAGCTTGAATTGCGGTTTTGGCTTGGGCCTCTCCGTTATCTAATGCCGTAACAATGTATTGTTGTGTCCATACGCCATTAACCAACACGGCTGGCCCCTCATCACGCCTTTGTGTTGCTGGTTCAAAGTAAGGGGGGTCAGTAAGTTGTAACTTGGTCACACCAAAATTTACAGCTTGTTCTGGTGTTAACTTTCTGGCAAAACAAAAGTGGTCTTCGTCCCACTGCGTAGGCTCAACATCAAGAATGTGGCGTACAAATACACCATCTTTGGACTGTACATATTTCAACATTATTCTGACTCCTTGGCTTTGCGCTTTGCTGTAACTCGAACAACAGCCTCTGCATAGGCTTGTTCATCATCAATCTGTGAGCGTAGTGCATCCATGATTGCCTCAACTGTATTCATTTGCTGAATTGTTGATGCAAGTCGCTCGGCTGTAGTATTTTTAAACTCAGCATCGGTTACAAACTTCAACAAGTGTAGAAAATTAATACGGTCAAAGTCATAATGGAAATATTCCATTTCACGAGCATAAATAGCTTCTGCAATTGTGTCGTATTTGTAAGTTGGGTTTAATTGTGTATAAATCATAATTTTAAAGAGTTAAGCCAAATGCAACACCATTATCACCAGCAAAACTTGTTGGTATTGTTGCAGGGGCTGCAAATTTAGCTCCAAAACCAGAAGATGAAAACGGATATACAGAAATATAAGGAGAGGCATCATGCCCAACCGCAAGAGCATTACCTAATGCATTAAATGCTATTGATGTAGCAGCACCATCTGGGAAAGTTGCTGGATTAGCAAACTTTGTTCCAAATCCCGATGCTGAAAAAGCATAAGCATGAACAAAAGGAGCACTATCAGTAGAAATTGCAATAACTGTACCCGTTGCATTAAATGCCACACCTGTAACAGTAGCATCAGGCAAAGTGGAAGGGTCTGCAAATTTAGAACCAAATCCTCCCGAAAAAGAATAGACAGATATATAAGGGCTACTTTGATGCCCAATCGCTATAGCAGTGCCTGTTGGATTAAATGCAACACCTTGAGCAGTGAAGGGTAGTGCTGTTGATGGGTCAGCAAATTTAGAACCAAAACCTGAGCCAGAAAAAGAATAAGCAGATACATAAGGGCTACTTTGATGCCCAACTACAATAGCATCTCCCACTGGATTAAATGCAACATCTCTCCCAGAACCTGCTGGTAAAGTTGCTGGATTAGAAAACTTTGCCCCAAAACCAGAAGATGAAAAAGCGTATGCACCTACAAATGGACTATTATTATGGGCCACCGCAATAACAGTTTCATTTGCATTTATGGCTAATCCTTTTACCCAACCTGTTGGTAATGTTGCTGGGTTTGAAAATTTAGTTCCAAAGCCAGAAGCGGAGAAAGCATAAGCGTGTAAATATGGGCTAGTTTCTGCGCCAACCGCCAAAGTAGTCCCCGAACCAGAGAATGTAACTGATTGTCCATTAGTTGCTAACACAGAGGGGTTTGCAAACTTAGTTCCAAATCCTGAACTTGAAAACGGATATACGGAAACATAAGGAGAAGCAGAATGAGCAATCGCAATTTTTTCAAAAACTGTTAATGGACTTTGATATAGATAATTTGCCATCCATTTGGTTGCAGATACTTTTATAGCCATAAGAGTATTATTCGGCAAAACCACAACAGAACCTGTAGTCCCAGAACCAAGAACTAACGTGTCATTACAAAGAACTTGAATGGATTGTCCATTATTTTCCACAGTAAACAAAACAACAGTGCCAATTGGAAATGCCACACTACTGTTTGCTGGGATAGTAAAGTTTCTACTTCCTGTGTCAGATGCTGGATGGAAAATCTGTTTTCCAGCATCACCAATAACTAATGTGTAGTTGGCAGATTGGCTGTTCTGTGGGTACTGTACAACGCTGCTTAGTGCTATGTCACCAGAGCCAAGCAAAGACGCACCATTAAGAGTTTTAATGCTTGTGCCACTCACTAAAGTTGGTTGCGCACCTAATGATGTTAGAGCATTACCTGCTGTTGTGGCCCCAGTACCACCATTGGCAATAGGCAGTTCTCCCGTTACACCAGTAGATAAAGGAAGACCTGTTAAATTGGTAGCAGTACCACCAGAGGGTGTACCAAGAGCACCACCATTTACAACAGCAGCACCAGCAGAACCAACATTAACAGCTAATGCTGTAGCAACGCCAGTACCCAAACCAGATACACCAGTTGAAATTGGCAACCCAGTAGCACTGGTTAGCGTACCACTAGCAGGCGTTCCCAATACGGGAGCAGTCAGGATTGGAGAAGTCAGGGTCTTGTTTGTCAGGGTTTCTGTACCTGTCAAAGTAGCAAAACCACTAGCAGTAAATGCTGCCTGAGTCCAAGCTGATCCTGTCCACACATAGAGAGTGTTTACTGAGTTGTTCCAGTACAAAGCACCTGTTAACAGAGCATTTCCATCGTTGTCAACACTAGGAGCAGAAGACTTAGAACCTAGATATCTATCATCAAAAGAGTCATAACTAGCCGCTGCCGAACTTGCGCTAGAAGCCGCATTTGTCTCGCTTGTAGAAGCATTAGAGGCACTTGTCGAGGCATTTGAAGCACTTGTAGCCGCGTTAGATGCAGAAGTAGCCGCAGCAGTAGTTGAGCCAAAGATCGAATCTATTTCAGTTTTGGTATAAGCATTTGTAATGTTATAGCCACCAATAGTCGTAGGATTAGTACCTGCTGTAGCACGACCATAAGCATCAAAAGTAACAGATTGGTAAGTGCCTGGTATTACACCAGAAGAAGCCAAATCAATGTTGTCCGAATTGACAACAATACGACCTGAAGATGCAGTTCCTACATTGAGAGTGTTACCTGTCTTTGTAAGACCATCACCCGCAGTAATCTGACCCGCACCTGAGAACTGCGCCCATGTAATAGATGTGCTACCCAATGTCCCACCTGCATCTATTGTGCAGATAAAGCCAGAATCAGCATTAGTTGTACCTTTTTCAACAAAGGTAAAAGCCGCTACCAACTCGGCATAAGTGTCAGCATCGATTGTGCGTGTCCAAGAACCTGTGGCACACAAGTAAATACCATTGTTAGAAGCAGTTGATTGGTCTTTAACCAACACACGATCACCTGCAATAATTGATATGCCATCAATGGTTTGCGCACCAGACAAAGTGATGTTTGCAGTAGTAGCCGCAACAACAGAGGCTTTGGCATCAATACCTTGAGCTAGTGCATCTACATAACCTTTAGTAGCCGCATCAGAATCGTTTGTAGGGCTTGCCAAACCAGTAATGGTTGCGGCAGTACCACTATCCATGTCCAATGCGCCAGAGATGGTCACATTGTTAAACGTAGAAGTACCAGAAGCAGCAGTGACATTGCCTGTCAGATTACCAGTTACATTTCCTGTGACGTTACCAGTTACTGCACCAGTGTGAACACCTGCTGTATTACCAGTTACCGCACCTGTGAGTGGGCCACTAAAGCCTGTCGTGGCAGTAATGTTTGTACCAGTGATGGCCAGGGGAGAAGAGCCACCAATTACCGCACCATTGATAGTTCCTGCACTAATGGCAGCAGAAGCAATGGTAGCGGATGTGCTAACAGTAAGGTTAGTAAATGTTCCTGCTGCGGCAGTAGTTCCACCGATCACAGCACCATTTATCGTACCCCCTGTAATTGTGGCAGAGGAGTTATCCGTCTTTGTAGCTACAGCAATCGCAATATTATTGAACTCTGTATCAATCTCAGTACCTTTGACAATCTTTTGGGGATTGCCAGGCGATAAGTTATCTTTGGTTGCAAAGTTAGTGGATTTTGAATAATTGCTCATGGTTTATCCTATCTTGCCTTCTTTGGCTTGAATTTCAATTTTCTGAATTGACAACTGAGTGCCATTGATAGTGGCTTCGTAACCAGTTTGTACGATTTTACCCGCACTAGACGCATTACTTGTTAATGCTTTAATTGGTATACCGCTTGAGTAGTCTGCAACTGCATATTCTCCAACCCCATATTCAAAGTAGCCTTGAGGTGGAATAAAGACGTTCTCTGACTGATAAGCACCTGAGTAATCAAAAGCCCACTTGATTGTGAGGAACTGATTAGAGCCACCAATCACCACGGCAGTAATAGACTTCAAAATAGAAATCTGATTAGGGTTTCCTAAGTCAGCATTGTTTGTGTAGTACAAGAATCGATAAGTAGTAGCATCATCAAGATAACCACCATACTTACCAATGTAGCCATTCTTTCCAATGTACAAGTCTCCATTACGCAACGATCTTAGTGCGGTTGGTGAAATATTGTCCCATTTGGTTACACGGGAAGCACCATCTTGGAGACTCTGCTTTGTATCAAAACAATAAACTTGCAAAGTAGCTGGCAAAACAAGCAGATAAAAAGCATTCTTTTCTGAATAAACAGATTTGACGTTTGCTAGTGTTTCTCCAGACAAGGAAGATTCCAAATCAAATCGAACATTCTTAGAAAGGTCTCGGAGTGGTGCAGACTTCTCTTGGATTGTCCTCATCAATGAACGAACACCTGAGTCTGACAAGAAAACAACGTCTGTTCCAATGCTTTGTATGGTGTCTCTAGCAATACAGCCTATAGAGCCTACTGTGTCGCTTAAAACAAGAGATGCGGGTGTAGAAGCACCTGAGTAAACAAGAATCTGCTTCTTACCAAAAATAAACAAGAAATCATTGTGTGCTGCCAAACCCATCACTTCATCAGCACCATTAGGCCACACACGAGAAACATCTAATGAGCCTGAAGTACCTCCACCCCATACATGACCTGCAATCAGATCAGAGAAGGTAACAGTTACTTTGTCTGTAGCAGTATTAGCTACCCACAAGCGACCAAAAGCAGATATAGCAATGTTGGCTTGAGGAACTGTAGCTACATAACCAGACTTCTCAGAAACTCTGCGGTAAGTTGTTGTACTTACAGCGGGGTCATAAATGAGTGGATCGTGACCAGTTTGGAAGAAGTATGCAATGCCATTCAAAGATGCACATTGCCAATTACTTGCTGAAATAGTAGGAGCAGAACCGCCACCACCATAGGTCAACTCAGTAACAGCGTTAGAAGTGCCAAGTTTAAATATCTTGTTGTTGCCAGCAAATAGAACAGTCAAAGTTCCATCGTTTTGAACTAACTCATGAATGACACCAACATCGTTAGCACCCAAAGCACCAGAAGATGAGTTAACCCTTGACCAACCTTTTCTAGCACCAATACGACCATACTGATCCAAGATGCAATTGGTTGCGACCAAAGCAAAGCCTGACCCTAAGTCAAGGGGCGAATCTTCAGTATTCAGGCCATTAAAGCCTGGTGCTGAGAGACTATAACTTTGGAGTGCTCCTGCCATTAGACCGCCACAAAGTTGTCTTCAGGATAACGAGTGCTTTCCAATGCAATAGCGTCAGATAGCATTCCTCTGAAAAGAGCATAAGCCTCAGAAGAGTTTGTTCCACCATCTTCACCACGCTCAATCAAAGCTCTAGCATAGGCACTTTGGGCAACCAAATAGTCCAAAACCTTGACTGAAGTGCTATCAGAAGACAGATTAGCCTGTGGGATGGTCAAATCAAACTTCAATGTATAGACACCATTGGGGACAGGAAACAGATCAACCTTTGTATCGCCATTACCATCTACACCACTAAAGCAAAACTCTGAAGGGATAGACTGTGAAGGTGTACCAAAGTTGAGCTTGCGGTTCATGTCCGCAACAGAAATGTTGTCTAGGGTAATGACACTGGTAGTGTTGATAGCGTCATTGATACGAAACTTCTGACCCGCACCTGTTAAAGAGTAAGAACTTGTGGCAGCAGTAGTAGTAACTGTAATTGTTTGTCCTAAGACATTCCAATTATAGGAATCTTCAATCTGACGTTTAGCATCATTGACAAACTTGCCAATCAAAGAAGAATAGGTTGTTTCGCCAATAGTTGTGACTGTGCTTTCACGCAAGCGAACTAACACATCGTTAACAAGTTCTAAGTAGGTCATGTTCGTTGCGCTCCTGATACTTCAAATGTTGCAAGTACAGACATTGTTGAGCCAGCCTCAGAAGTAGTGGTTAAATAATCACCTTCTTCCATCACAAAATATTGTGTGTCTGAAATAAGCGTTAATGTTGTTCTTGCTGATAAAACTTGTTCGCTAACAATTAAAGTTGATGTAGCAGCACTTGCGTCATACCAACTAAATGAAATGTGTTTGCTTGGAGCTGTGTTACAAACGTGAATTAAGACGCACCTTGCATAGTATCCAGTAGGCACTGTATACAGCGTAGTAGCTGTATTAGCAGTTAAATTCTTACTGATAGATACTGGTCTCACTTCATATTCCTCTTAGAGATCGCTTTAGCCTTAGCCTTAGCGTCTTCCTTGGACGTTGCGCCCCAAGCTCTAAGAGAAAGTAAAAGTCGGGTAGGCTTTCCATCTTTCATCTCAGGGCCAGAGTTATTGCCCATTCGTGCTAGAAAGGATGCCCTACGAGGGTTGTCTCCCGATTTAACAGGTGGTTTTAAATTCCCACCAGTTTCTGCATTATACGATGCTCTTCCTTTGGCATTCAAGCCCCCCTTGGGGTTTTTTCCTTCTTTTGTTTGCCAAACAGGAGATTTCATTTCTTTTTTGCGGTCTTAGCCGCAGCCTTAAATGCCGCCTCAGTAGGAGCACCTTTAGAACCAACCTTACGCATCTTTTCCTTAGAACCAGCTTTGATGCGTTCTTGTTTGGCATTGATGTTAGCGTATAGACCTTGTTTCATTTCTTCTTCCTTGACATACCTGCTTCGGATAAAGCAATAGCTACAGCCTGTTTTGGGTTAGTTACGACCTTTTTATTGGTAGTCAACTTGCCCTTGCCAAACTCAGTCATCACCTTGCTGATCTTCTTTTGGGCTTTGGTTTTCATATCAATACATGATCTTAGCTGTGATTGTGCCAGTTACATAAACTGTGCAATTGGCTCTTAAATACATAGGCGCATTTGCCACAGTAATAATGCCATCACCAGTTAAGGCCGTACCAATCGTTGAAAAGGTTGTGCCATCTAAACTTCCTTGCAAAGCAACAGTGGCACTTGTGATGCCTGAAACTTGAAGGAATGCGGGTTGACCAGCGTCAGCTTGAACTGCTTTAGAAGCACCAGTGGCAACAACAGCACTAAGTAGGGTAAC